CACTAACACACCCTAAGAACATGAAGCAGCGTAAAGTAGCAATATTAGCTCCACGAGGCTGTGGTAAATCATTCGCCCTCTCGGTAGCAGTAGTTATTTATATGTTCTTCAAGCGTTTCAGGGATTTAGTCTTTGTGCTCGCACCTAGCGAGGACCAAGCCGCGCTTATCTTCGGATATGTGTACAGGCACTTTAAAGACAATAAATTTCTGGATAGCCTAGTAGATAATTATAAATTCCACAATAAGCCCCATATACGCATGAAGGGGGGCACATTAATGCGCAGGGCTCCATTAGCGCCTAGTAATCAAGGGCAGGCTATACGTGGACAACACCCTACCTTTTGTATAGTTGATGAATCCCCCCTTATAGCTGATAACCTATTTGTAGACAATGTGGAACCAGCGATAGTTTCAAATAATGCCCCCTTCATAAATCTAGGTACGCCTAAGTCAAAAGATAACCATATGTACCGTTATCTGTATGACGACGCTTATGATGCTACATGGACGCGAATGGTGTTTACATGGAGAGATGCTGTAGTGATAGGGGACAGTTATGAAGCAGCGTATACTGAAGAAGACATGCTTGGAAAGATGATGGAATGGGGTGAAGACTCCATATATTGGAGAACTGAATATGAATGTCAATTCGTGGAAAGTATTTCTAATGTATTCAATCCAGAAAAAATAAAGGCATGCTTTTATGACTATGCACTCTCTACCCCCGAAGCCCCTCTCGAAGGAGGAAAACACTGTACTGTTGCTGTTGACATTGGCAAATCTGTTAATTCTACTGTCATTAGCGTATGGGCCTGTGAAAAAGCTGATGATTCAGATGTGGCACGACTTATTTATATTGAAGAAATCAGTGCTAAGACTGGTGGACACGACATACCATATCAACGTAAACGTATCATGGACATTGCTAGAAGCTTTAATGTTGGTAGGGTTATTATTGATGCTACTGGTATTGGTGGTGCGATTGAACAGGACATCCGAATAGCGTGTATTAATAGTGTGCCCCAGATTCATTTTATACCTTTCATCTTTACAGGAGGGCCCAGAGGAACTAAAACCCAAGTATTTAGGGACTATGTGTCTTTCATACAACAAGAGAGGGTGAGGATACCCAATCCAGAACATTTAGACTTACCGGGACAGAAAATCATTAATAAATGGTTCAGGGAACATGTAGACTTGCAATATGTTATGGATGCAGCTAATAAGACAGAACGCATTAGCGCTCCTGATGGTAAGCATGATGACTACTGTGATAGCTCTGTTTTAGGGATTCATGCTACATTAGCTATGTTGCCGGGCACCGCCACAGTAGCGGCTTCTAGGGATAATAGTGCTCGAAGCCAACTTACTTCTAATATAGGAAGACACTCAGGAGTATCTCTTTTTAAGACAAGGGGACACGATTTCAAAGTTAAAGGGAGATATTCATTATGACGAAATCTTTATATACTGTAACGATTATACTATATAAGTGGTAGCCATGGCTTTATTCGATAGAGTACGAAGAGTTTTCGCTCAGACAGGAAGCGCACCCCCCTTTAAGGAGGACGAGCCTCTCAGTTTTGGAGCAGGTATTATAAAGCGGTTGAAACTCTCTAAAGACTATACATATGGTTATAAAAAGAACTATGAACAACATTTGGGTAAACCACGGATTTATATGGATGTATATTTGTCCGACCCTATTGTTAGAAGTTTGATAGACCTACCTTGTTTTTACGCGGTTAAAGATAATTTCGATATTGTAACAGACAAGGATGAAGTAAGAGAACGTATCGAACAAATGTTTAGAGATATAAATATTGAGAACATTTTATATGGTTGGGTACGTAACGCCAGAATCTTCGGAACTGGGTATTTGGAGTGGACCGGAGATAATTTAGTTCTTCGTTCTAGCCAAAACATGTTTGTACAAAGAAATGAACATGGACAGATTGAATATTATTATCAGGATATAGGTGAGGAACGTGAGAATATCCATTTTGAACCGGACGAGATTTGCGCTCTACTTAACAACCCCTTCGATGATTACGCTTATGGCCTTTCTGACATCCATCCCATTCTTTATTTGGTTGACCTCAAAGATTATGCAGAACGAGACGTCGGGGCAGCTCTCAACAAGTATGCTTCTTCTCGCTTTGATATATCTTGTGGACTTCCCGATATGCCTTATGGTCCTGACAAAATTAACGAAGTGGTTGACGCCTTTAATTCGTTAGCGCCCGGTGAAGATATAATTCACGGAAACGATATTATTATAAAAGAACTACAAGGCACACAAAGAGCTTTTGAGTATGGAAAATATACAGATGATATATTAGATAAGATACATATGGCTCTCAAGGTCCCTAAGACTATGTGGACCGACCCCGATAAAGCTAGACCTATTTTTGAACCTTATGTTAGATATTTACAAACTATGATTGAAGCTGCACTGAATGCTCAATTAATGCCTCAGTTGGAAGACGGAGAGGCTAAATTTAAGTTCAGGCAAATTAATGTTGAAGACGCTTTCACTAAAGCTAAGACGGATATGATATATCTATCAGAAGGCGTATTATCACCCGGCGAAGTTAGGGAAGAGCGTGGTCTGGACCCTGAAGGTGTAGTAGAATTAGATATGCTGAAAGATGTTGCTGTAAAGAAAGCAGGTGGCTCCCCAGAGGGACCCAGTGATAAGAACGCTAACATTTCTGGTGGTAAGGGCACCGACAAAAAAGAAGAAAGTGCTCGAGCTCCGAATAGAGGGAATAAACCTTCGGCAAACATAAAGGGGAAAAGAGCATGAGTTATGACAAGTGTGTAGCATCAGTAGGGGCTACATTAAAAAAGCGTGGTGTTGACAGCCACAAAGAGATGGCTGCTAACATGTGTATCATGTGGGCTGATGGACATGGCGTAGAAAGAGCGTTTGGTAGAACTCTCGATGAAGATGAAAAGAGGCGCACGTTTGCTCTATCTCTAGGAGAAGACACTAATATATCATATACACAAGAGGACAACTTAGAAAGTGTTACTTTCCCTGTTATAGCTATAACATCGGGTCCTCATGAGTATGAAGAAGATGATATACAACAAAAGGTTTATATAGAACCTGAGATATTAAAGAACAATATAGAAGCTTTCAACGAGCTTCCTATATATTTCAACCATCAAAGAACGCCAGACGATTTAATTGGCATGGCTGCTAATCCTGAGGTGTTTGAGATGGAGAATGGAAAGTCTGCAATTAGGATGTCAGCTACGGTTGACAACAAGAATGAACGTGGACAAGAAGTGATAGATAAAGTGAAGGATGGAGACATAACCCATGTCAGCATTGATTGGTTTTCCAATGACGTTGATGTGATGGGTGATACGTTCGCAACGAACATTCGCCCAACAGAGGTAAGTTTCATTGACAATAACTCAATGGACCCCGTCTGCGAGGAATGTACTATTGAAACGAAATGTGGTTTACACGCAAAAGACGAACATCATGACTGCGGTTGTGGTGGGAAAGATGGCGCGTGTGAATGTTCAGACGGAAAACAAGAGGAAAATATGACTACAGAAACTCCTAATGTTAAAGAGAACTCCGAAGCGGAGAATATCGTGGAGCGCGAATTCGCGTCCCTACGAACGCAACTAGAAGAGATGACAGCTTCCAAAGCAGAAATCAATACTCAGTATGAAGATGCCCTCAAGCTTATTGAGGAATTTAAACTTGCTGAGGAAGAGAGAGCTGCTAAAGAAGCCGAAGCTCGAAAGGTTAGCGTTGTAGAGGCGATTCTATCTAAGGAACTGATTTTCGGTACCTTAGCTGAGGATAAGAAAGAAGCTCGCCACGGTGAACTCACTGCTTGGGAGGAACCAAGGCTGACTGGTTTCAGCGAAGCTCTTGCTGCACTTCCGGTACCTGAGGACACAGAACGTACCTTCGGGAAGGGTAAATCCACCGAGGGAGAAGCTGTTCCAGCGGAATCCGAGAGAAAATTTGCAGTCAAGTTAGATAAAAAAACTGGGCGTATCAAAATCGACCCAGATGTACTAAGAGGTAATTAATTATGGCAACAGAAATTTTGATAAATGATGGTGGTGCACCAGCACGTATCCTTCCATTTGTAGCGGCTGAAGATATCACTGCTGGTAACGCATTAACGTTCGATACCAGTGGCGAAGCTAAGAACGCTAACAGTGGGGATAGCGCAGGGGATAACTTTGCGGTCTGCGGGTATGCACTCACAACCATTACGTCAGGAAATGTCGTAAGTGTTATTTCTGGGCACGGCGTTATATTGAACGTCAATTGTGCAGACCTAAACGCTGGTGTAGGGT